GGTTGAGGTACTTATAGAAGTAGTCGTAGTAGACGTTGAAGTGGAAGTACTTGTCGTGGTAGTTGAGGTAGAAGTAGTAGTAGAGGTAGAGGAAGAAGTGGAAGTGGTCGTCGTGCTAGTGCTAGTGCTAGTACTAGTGGTAGTAGTCGAACTGGAACTGGAGGTTGAAGTTGTATCACCTCCTGTATAGGTGGCGTAGAGCCAAAACAATCCTGCACTACCTATCATGTTATGATTTTCAGTTGCCCCGTTGTTTTTAAAGACTAAACAAATGTCGTTTCCACTAGCCCAAGATGCTCTATCAACTATCTCTTGTATAATTGTTTTTAATTCAGGTGAATCATAGGTGGTGTATATTACTTGGTTCGGTAGAGTCCAATTAACACTTGCAGTTGTTACCCGACCCCCTTTATCTACGGGTTCTTCTGAACCGGTAGTCGTAATTGTGGGAGCATCGTCAACATCCTCAGCATAAACTGTTACGGCATCAGTGGAGGCATCTGTATCATAAGCTGTATAAGTAAAAATCGCCGTCGTTATAGTTGCACTCTTTGGGATGGTTACGTTACATAAACGAAAGGCCGAGACAATATTACCCCAATTAACCCCATTCCTATAACCCACTCTAATATTTGACTTTTCACCTAAATAACTGAGGGCTGTTCCAGCAGTATATGAAAACCCAGAGTCACCACTACCACTACCTTGATAGTAATTATTTGCGGTATAAATAACATAAATACCAAATTTATTAGTAGTATGAGTTATTGATGATGGATTTGTAGGAGATGTGTAATTATTATCAGTTTCACTATGTCCTTGATCAATATCGCCACCATCATAATTGACAACACAAGTGTTTTCAGAAAAAACTCCACCTAAAACATAAGCAGTTGATGAACTGATTGTTGGATTTGTAGAAAAAGTTGCATCACAAAATTTTACTCCCGCAGAGTAAATAGTTTCAGAAATATTAGATATTCCATTTTCTACAATACTTAGATCGGAATGTAAAACAATAGTTCCCTTAAAATAAGCGGCAGAAGCTAACTTGACACAATAAATAGAAATTTTTGATATTGTATTTATAGACGATGGGCTTGTAAAAACAGATCCAATCCACCCATTCTGGTCTACGGTGTAATTTGTTCCACCACCCAAATATCCAAACGTCGGATCAACCACCACTGGATAAACTGCTTTATCTAAAAACTCTTTAGGAATAGTTACCGAGAGTATTCCATTTTCAATATGTAAATCACCCCAAGTTTCAGCACCATTAGCATCAAATATCTTTGGTCTAAAAATATGTCCGACTTTGCCGACTTTATATTCTTTTCCACCTGTCCAGTTTGTCTTGGGAGTTTTGGCATAGATGGCATAAGAACCTACTACATTCTCTGGTCTATCAACTAAAACATTTCCATGTAAATCTTTGACCCAGGTTTCTGTAACCGAGATCTCTTCTTTAAATTCCTCACAATAACCATTCTGGTATTTTTGCGTTAGTGGTGATTGATATAAATACTCAACATCTTTATCGTTTAGGGTGAACTCTATAACATTAGTCTTAGGTAATTCCTTCAAGACAATTTCAAACTCCATGCCACCTTCGGGGTTTTCTGCACTGATGGGCAAGTCGTAGGTCTGGACTTGAATGTTCCCTTTATCCCAAGTAATTACTTCATCTGTTTGAGTAACTGTTTCATCTGCTTTTTCATCAGTAATTAGGCGGTAGGATAGGTTTACTTCGTTGTCCCACCTCATTACTTTAACCTGGGGCTGGAACTGGGTTAAATCCTTAGAATCACCGATTTCTACCTCAATTTTGTCTTTGGGGTTTTCCTTGGGGGTTAGAGCATAAGAAAGGGTATCAATCTTTAATTCTGGTATCTTGGGTTCGTAGATGATTTCACCTTCTTGTATTTCCATAGTTACAATCCTGGCATAACTTCAGCATTTTCATTTTACCATCATTAAACCTTCCGGTATGCAGGATGAAATACTAAGATGAAATATCAATAGAAGATTATATGTCAATTATACCAATGACTGGATCACGTTCCATCGGGATTTTATTACCGTCTTTATCGGTCCATTTTCCCCATGGGTCCATCACCTGGCCACCATTCTTATCTTCTGGCCACAATAAATGGGGATGATTCCAGACTAAGGCTGGATCAAGCGGTAAGCTTTTCCCTTTATGTTCTGACAGTTTATCTTTACTTGCTCCCCAAAAGTGGTAAACCCATGATTTAGTTGTTCCCACCAGTCTTTTACCAGTTCGGTAAATTCGGGCATTGTAATCATAGTCTTCCCCGCCTCCAGGGTAATATCGTTCATCGAAGAGTCCGTACTGTTCAAAACATTCTCTTCTAAAAGTAGTACACCATGTGGCAATGGCATCGATAACGCCGACCTTCTTTCGAGGAAAAGTGTCAGGCAAACCAGCAACGCCAGAGAAATCACCCTCCAGGAGATAGTCATAATCTTGAGTCGTAAAGTTTTCCTTATACTCCATGAGATTAATAAATTCCCCGTCGGGTAAACCATAGCCCCATCCAGGTTCTTTGGGGCATTCGGGATTAACTCCCATTATATTCGGATCACTGTTCATTGTCTCCATGATCCCGTCCCACCACCGGTCATCCATAAATACGATGTCGTCATTAATGACCGTGATATATTTAGCTCCCCACCTGATGCCGTGAATAATGCCTTCGTTCATGGATTTGGAAAAGCCTAAGTTGCGGTAGGGCCGTAAATACAGATGGACATCGTTTTTCACCTTTTCATACATTCCATCCATGGTTTGATCGATTAAAACAATCCGGTAATCATGATGAGTGTATTTCTTTAAGGTGAGTAAACAGCGTTCAATGAAATCCGGTCTGATCGGATCAAAGACAAACACATTCTCGATCATACTACCTCCGAAACGAACCTAAACTTAGTACTTTCATCAAAAGGATAACCCTCTTTTTCCCAGTTCTCAATCATTTTAGCTAAGCCGTTTTCCTGAGTATCCCAGGTATGAGTATGAATTAACCGGGGATCGTCAATACTAAAATACTTTAATCCTTCCGGTCTCCTATCTTTATTAGGTATTGGTTCAGTATAGATTGAGATGGTATGATCCATCACCCAGTAATTAAATTCTTTTAAAGCCCGGTAAGTCTCTCTGGAGATCTGCCAGCCGGGAGCCTTAAAGCCCCGAACAAAGTAAAATTTGTTGCGGTATTCTTCCAAATATCCCACGGCATCTAGATAAGTCCAGTCTTTGCATTCAAAATTAGTTTCATGTTTATTGCCATGTAAAGCCATCTCGATCCAGTTGCCAAACTCGTCATACACCATCTTGAAGAAATCAGCCTGGTAATATTTCTTATATCTAGGAATCGTAAATAGAGTGATCTTAAAATTAGGGAATTTACCCTTCAAGTAAAGTAATTCATCCAGGCAGTTACGTTCCGGATACATGGAAAAATCATCACTGTCAAAAACTACTTCAGGCATCATATCAACCTTTCTTATAAGCAATCACTTGCATCCTAGGGCAAGGATCTTTGGGCTGCTCTGGAGCATAATCACTGACTTCAATATCAGTAAACTTATGAGTTAGAAATATAGCCCTAGCCGAATCCTTGTTATAACCAGCCTTATGATCACCCTCAATGCCGTAAATAGACCTTAAATAGAAAGCTTTATCGTCACCCGAGGTTTCCGAATATTTCTTAGTCAGTTCATCGATATCCGGGAAGGTAGCAATGATTTTACCGCCATCAATTAAAACCCGGTACCAGTCATCCATCATGGAAGCAATCTCCCCATCAGAAAAGTGTTCAAAGACATCATGGAGTTCAATCAATTCCACGGTTTTATCGTTAAAGGGCAGGGACTTTCTGATGTCCAGAATCATATCTGTCCCGCCCAAGATTACCTGATCAATATTAAGATAGCCGTCGAACCAATAGTCTCCGCAGCCTAATTGGATTTTAATCCCTCGGCCAGCTGGACGGCCATAGTGTTTATATTCTTCCATATTAACCTTTCCTTATTTCGTTACAAACTATATTACGGTTTTGATAATGGACGCTGGTATAAGACTGGCCCACCCCGCCTTCAGTCAGTTCAGTCAGATCACTCAATTCAGTTACCGGGACAATGGCACAATGGCCGTAGCCCATACAAAGAAAAACATCATCCAATGATTCTTTGGGTAATTCCGGACGATTATGTCTTAAGACGAAACCATGGGCCAGAGCTTTTAACGGGACAAAGTAGGTCCGGATAACAATATCAACCGCCTGGTATTTATCTCCCCGGTTGAATGACTTGGCATTGGAATAAGGGGCTTCACTGGAATCATCTAAAAGACAGCCTTCAAAGCCCAAGATTCGGTCTGGATATTGGGTCGCATAATATTGCAAATTAGCCAAAGTCTCTTTCCTGACCGTCAAATCATCATCAATAAAAAAGCAGTAATCAGCTCCGGTGACTAATCCCAGAGCAAACCGGATATTCGGTAAGAAACTTCTGGAAGACCGGATGATGGTTGCCCGGTTATCCTTAAATTTAATCTCTGGGTTGTCGATAAAGATGATAATCTCATTAGGTTTAACCGCCCCAACCAAGAAATCATCCACCATCCGTTTTAAGTTGGTTTCCCTTTCTTTATAATGGGCTAAAATAATAGCTGTGATTTTCATCGTTTTAATCCAATAAAAGTTAAATCCATGCCGGAATCCAGGGTCATCTCCCAATCAAGAAACTCTTTATTTAGGTCGATAACTCCAGCCAGATCACCGGCAGTAATATTCCGGTAATAATCAGCCCATTCCTGGTTAATCTTAGTGGTCAACGAATGTTCCGGACAATGACGGCTGCAACCATGTTCTGGCCAAGTCGAAGCCACCGAGATAAACATTAAACCACCCTGACGAAGCAAATCCACCATCTTTCTTAGAGTCTTTTCCCAGAACATGTCATGCTCCAAAGCACTGGTAGAGAAGACCACATCAAAGTAGCCGTCAGGCTTATCAGTGTATTCATGAGCGATACTAACCACATCTACTCCAGCATATGGAGCCACATCTAAACCAATGTATTCCCCTCCGGTAAATAACTCCCTTAAACTGCCATTGATATTGGCTGATCCAATCTCAATTACTTTATTGTCGACAAAATATTGAGGGTGCTTTTCTTTAACTTTGTTACCCCAATTATGGACTTGAGTATTCATATTATTTAATCACTTTCACTATATTAGTATTAATAACTTCAAAATCTTTATAATACTGGTCAATGAATACAATCACTCCTTCGGCATTAGGCATATCGTAATCATGATAGAGAATGGTGCCTCCCTCCACCACATGGGGAGCCCAATTCATGGTATCCATACAAACATTGTCTTCATCGTGAGCCCCGTCAATAAAAAGCGTATTAATCGGTATATTCCAGATATTGGCCAATTCATGGGCATCGGCATGGATGTAGGCAACCTGGTTGCCACTAACAATAGTATTCATAAAATCTGGCCGTCGGTGATCCGGAGAATCATAGTAATCAACCCCTAAACAAAATACCCCCTCCTTGGAGGAATAAAAGGCTGTCGATAATGACATGCCTTCAGCTACCCCCACCTCGAAGTAAACCTGACCTGGTTCAAGATTACAAACATTATCATGAATCACTTGCATGTCCGGAACTGAGAAACTGCCCTCAATATACTGCCTCAAATAATTATTTAACTCTTCCATGTTATCAGTGGCTCTTTGCATATTCTAAACCTTTCCTGAAGAACTCTCTCCAGTCATTAATAAATTTGTCCCAGGTCCAATAAATTTCAATTCTTTGGCGGCTTAAATCTCCCATCAGTTTTAACATCTCCCGATTATCCCTCAACCTAATAACAGCCTCCCTGACCTTTTCTGTAGTAATCTCCGGATGGTTTAGATGGATATCCCGGTTGCCGTCAATAATAATGCCGCAACCAGAACCCAACAATTCCTCTTCGATACCAGAGTTAGTGGCGATCACCGGGACTCCACAAGCCATGGCTTCCGGTATCGGGAAGGAATACCCCGGATCCTGTTCGCACCGGATTAAGACATCCATCTGGTTGTAAACATTGGGGAAACCGTTGAACCATTTTTCTCCAGATACAATTCGGCTTAAGAAATCCCATCCCCCCAAGTCTCTAACATCTTGTTCATTGGGTAGATAAGCTGGAAATAACATTAATCTAATCCCAGGAACATCTTTTAAAGCTTCAATCACTGGTCTAACCATATGTCTAGTATTAACCATCGATCCCACCATACCCACATGGAATAAATCATCTTCCCTAACCATGGGGAAAGGTCTGAACAATTCGGTATCAACTCCAAAGCGAAGTCGGTGATGAGGGAAGTCTCCCAAATGTTTCTCAGCAATCGGAGTCGCTGCCCCCACCGCTGCTACATCGGTCCAGCGGCATTCTCCCGGTTCATAATGAACAACTGCCGTTTTATGACAGTACTCATCCTGATTAACTCCCCAGTGACCCGGCCAGAGAGGCCATAACAGATCATAATCATCTGGATTACGCATAAAGGGTGATTCATTAGGAAATCTCTGGAGGTAAGTATCATAGGGAGGATAAGGAATATGGGCAATTTCCATGAAGAACTCATCACTTAAATATCGGACCAGGTATTCTGCCTGGGCTTCCATATACCATTTATTTGGCGGTATGATCAATATTTTATTCATTTCGATCTAAGACGATAATGGTATCGTCACCCTTTCCTTTTTTGTCTCCCTGCCAGGAAACATCCTCTCTAAATTCTTTTAGACTCCATCCCGAAAGGCTACCTAAAAACTGCTGAATTTTGGTTCGACTGTACTGATTTAAGTATTCATCTTCAAAAACCTTTTCATAAGTTACATGTTTGATTATGTGTTCCAGACTATCAGTAATGCTATACCAAAGAATACAGATTACCCTTTTTTTGGCTACCCGGCATTGCTCAGTGATCGCCTCTTCAAAACTGGGCATGTGATCGACAACATGGCGGCTCCAGACAACATCCCAACTCTTATCGTCTTCCTTAAGATGTCTGGCATCTTGGCATTCAAACAAGTAACCAGGATAGCGGTCAATTAACCACTTGATCCTGGAATCGATAAAATCAACTCCTTTATAAATGACATGACGCTTAATGGCCTTTATCGCATCCAGAGTCGTAGCACTACCGCAACCTACATCCAAGAAAGTTTGTTCATCTGAAGTATATTTAACCAGGGGCATAATCTGGGTCACATTAATCGGTCCATTGCCACCCATCCGGCACCAGGTCTCATTATCCGGTTGCGAAAAATAATGGTCCTTATCATTCATATAAATACCTTTCTATAAATATAACAAGTTCTTTAATTCTTTGTTTAGTCGTAAATAACTCACCCAATTCTTTACCCTTCATTTGAACACTTAGTCTGGCCGGAACATTCCTGAGATAAAACTGGATCTTTTCAATCGCTTCATCCGGAGAAGAAAAGTAATCAACCCCATCCCTTAAAAATAACTCCATGCCGGGAGAATATCTGGCCAGCAAGAAACCTCCAGCTGAAAGAACTTTCCCTACTCGATTGCTCCAATAACCCCAGATATGGTCACAAGTGGAAAACTGGAGCGTTATCTTAGATTGAGCCAGTTTCTTTCGAAAGTCATCTCCATAAACGGGCGGGTATGCTTTAAGACCCAATTCCTGCCAACCAGTATGATTCCAACCAAAAACAGTCAAATCACACTTCTTAGCAATTATTGGCAACCATTTCTTCCTGTCCCCTTGGTCAATACAACTGCCAAAAAAGGTTACATCATATTTCTTCTGGTAACTATTAAAAATAGGCAACTCACCATCAGCTACATCAAAGGGGAAATAATAAGCATTAACTCCTGCTTTTTTCATTATGTCAAGTTGACCGCCCTCATTAGTTAAATGGACATCAGCAGCCAAGGCCACCTCTAAATGCCACCTGGGAATGTCCGGCCATTGCATCCAATCCCAAGTCCAATAAAATACTGGAGCTCCACTAACTTCTCTAAGTTTATTGATATAAATCCCACCATTAAAACCATCCCATTTGGCCACAATGTTAATGTCGGCTACTTTAGGTAAAACCCAATCTTTATTCGGTTTGACTCCATTACAAATATCCCGCCATTGATCCCTTGGAACCTTAACCACTTTATGGCCCAAATCAGTCAACTCTCTAGCCAAGATAACCTCATCTGCCGTTTCCCCTACATAACCTACCCCAAAATTACCAATAAAATTAACTTTTAAACTTTTCATAATATTTAAGGAACACCTTTATAATATATTTTAAATCAGTCTTTGATAATTCTGGATGGCAACCAATTAAAATACCATGCTGATTGATGTAAGCTGAGTTGGGATAATCAGCCTCAATCTCACCAAATAGTTTCTTAACAATGGGTTGATTAGTTAAAGGCATGATATATCGTGTTTTAATTCCATTCTGTTCCAAGTATTCAACCACTTCATCTCGATTTTCTTTGATAATAATCGGGTACAACATAAATGAATGGCTGGCACTAGGATGGATATAAGGTAAAACTATGTAATTTGCCTTCTCTAGTTCTTTCAAACCATGGGTTAAAGTCAGGGCATTTTTCAGTCTAGCTGACAATTCTTTAGACAGGAATTTTAAATGTCCCAAACCCAAAGCTGATTCCATCTCAGTTAAACGGTAACTATATCCGGAATGGATAAAATTAAACCGGTTACCGACCATTTGGATATTGTCGTCGTCGTCAATACTGTGGTAAATACCGTCCCGGCCATGGTTATACAACCCCTTTACCATCATGGCTAAATCAGGATCACTGGTACAGACAAACCCGCCTACTCCCGTAACAATGATATGGGAAGCATAAGTTGAGAAACAACTCAGGTCGCCAAATGAACCGACCATCTTTCCCTTAAAAGTAGCGGCCACTGTTTCACAAGAGTCCTCAATAACCTTAAGTTTATGTTTCTTGGCAATCGCCATAATCTTGTCCATCTCTGCCGGTTGTCCCAAAAGATGAACCACAATAAGACATTTTGTTTTCTTAGTAATCTTTTTCTCCAGTGACTTGGGATCCAAATTAAAAGTCCGTCTATCAATGTCGCAAAAAACCACCCTCATATTGTTTTGTAGAACAATATTCATGGTGGCCACAAAAGTAGTTGCCGGTATGATTACCTCATCATCGTCAGACCAACCATTAATTTCCTTTAAAGCATGAAGAGCTACCTGAAGAGCACTAGTTCCAGAATTACAGAAGAGGGCATATTTAACCTGATGGATCTTGGCCCACTGTTTCTCAAAATCAGCCGTCATCTGACCATAGGATAAGCGACTGTCATCCATAACTTTATTAACTAGAATTTTCTGATAAAAATTAATATTAAATCCACCCGGTTCAATATTTCTCATATCACTCCTTATTTAATATATCGGCATCATCTTTAGCCCGTTTATCATAGTTTTCTCGATCTTCATGATATTGGATCCAATTGGTCGCCCCCATGATATGGGCAATATAGACCTTGGTTGTCTGGACTTGTCTGGCCCCCAAGTTCTGTAATTTCTCATACATGTCTCTTTCAGCCAGGATCGAAAATCCCTCACCCCAGCCACCGGTAGCATTGAATATTTCTTTAGTCATCATGATCAAACCAGCATCTCTGGCCCCGGTATATGGTCCTGCCAAGATCTTCTCATCAAATGGATCGAGCTTATATGTCTCTAATACATATTGCCTGGGGCGTGGAATTTGATCCGGAAAACAATAATCACATAAATCAGCCTCAAAGTACTGTCTTAAACCGGGCAGCCAGCCCTCCTGAACAAAAACGTCATTCTGGATGAATACTAGATAATCACCCTTAGCTTCTTTAGCTCCAAGATTCATGCAAGAACCATAATCAGGGTCCGGAGACGGCTGTAATTCCAAATAAGGGTGTAATACATGATAATCGTCCCGGATTGCTTCAGACGGCTCAGGATTAACAATAATTAGCTCGTATTCATCTTCATTAGTAAACTTACTGATCATATCGACTGCCGTCATCGTCATATGGGCCTGGGACTTATTCCGGATCTTAGCAGTCATAACGATACTGGTTAGTTTCGGTTTCATTTCTTGGTTCCTCTCAATCTAAAATCATATTCCGGTTCCGGATGACCCTCTAAGTTATTACCATGGCCAAACCCAACCGGGATTTCCTGAATATTGATCAAATCATGCTGTTCCATTTTATACTTTAAATGAGGGATTGAATAACCACAAAGGTGAAACTGTCCTTCCCCGTCATAACCTGAAGTCCCATAAATACAACCCATGGTTCTGTACCACAACGGACTCTCAACCTCCAAAGTCGGCAATAACTGACAGGCTTTGAATAGATCGGGAACTTCAATGTCAATTTGGCTACCACTCTTCAAAACTCTAACTGCTTCCACGATGGACCGATTACCGGCTTCCATCGAAACATGCTCCAAAGCATGGATGATCATCACTTCATCAAAAGTATTATTGGCAAACATATCCAATTTTTCCATATCACCATAGAGCCACGATGAATCGGGATGGTCGATATTCCAAGTCTCAGCTAATTTAAAATCGGTCAAAATCTTATCGGAACTGGGATAATAGTATTTATCCACATTTATGTATCCAACTAGAGGTACATTGCCACAACCAATATTGAGTTTCATAAAGAAAAGCCGTTTTAGGGCTATTACAATTCGTTGCCCTCTGGTAGTTTTGCCCAAAAAGGACGATATTTTAATAATTGATAAGGAATTTCGAAGTTAGCCGTCCAAATTTCCGGAGAGTCGACTCTTTCAAAACCCCACTTAGCTTTAAAGTAGTCATAATTCTTCTGCCAGTATTCTTGTTTCGATGGATGGAAGGTTCCCGAAGTTTGAGAGAAGTGATAAACCGGACAATCAGTGTTCTGCATCGGTTGTATCCCGGCTAGTTTAATCTTATATTCCAAGTCACTGTCAGAATTACTGCCCCACGGATCGTAAAGCACATCGTAACCACCGATTAAATCCCAAAGTTCCTTGCGAATGACCAAAGGCATGTTGAACCCGGTTCGCCAACCCTGATAATGAAAACCGGTATATTTCTCATTAAATTTATGCTGGTCAAAATCACCGCCAGCCCCTCCCAGGAAATCGACGATGAATGTCGGAGCCCCCGGTTGAGGTTCAACCAGCATCGGACTAAAACAAGGGTACATTTTGTCACTATCGAAAAGCTTTTCCATCCAATCTGGAGGGTAGATCATATCGTCATTGGTGATCATCAGCCATTGAGTAGAAACCGTGGCTGCGGCTGCATTGACCGCCTTACATTGACCTTGTTCCCAAAGATTCATTCGCTTCACAATATTCTCATTAATAGACATTGGTAATGGTCTAGGATCACCTGAGTTAGAAACCACAATCATTTTAGTCAGATTAGAAATAGACTTACAGAGAGACAATAAACAAAGATCCAAGGAATAGTTTATTTTTATCTGAAAATCTCCTTCAGCCCAATTAAGAGTGGGAATAATAATGGTTAAGTCAGTCGGATCTAATATCATAAAGGTAACCAAGTATTCTCATCATACGCTTCTATATTATCAAATGATTGGACATATTCAGCCAGATCAGGATTATGTCCTTGTTGTTGGGGAGTAAAATCAGCCGGGTAACCCCAATTGCCCCCATGTTCCTTACCAAAAGGATGATAAGCCCGAATCCGACTGCAAATCCCGGTTTTATACCCCTGTTCCTGTAACCGGCCACAAATCGTTTTCTCTTCATGATTCCTGCCGGTTCTGATTACTCTCTCCCAACCACCCGCCTTAAGTACAGCCTCACGCCGCATTAACCTCATAACTGCCCCGCACATGTTTCTCTCTACCACATCTTCGGCGGTCTTGGGATCGATACCAGCAGCCCCAATAAAAATATGAGGACACATAGATATAGCACCGTAGTCGGGTCTCTCATCCATAAATCTTATCATCTGAGTCAGCCAATCCGGATCCAGGTTTGGAACAAAGATATCATTATCCGAGGTAATAAAGTAATCCGATTCAGCCATAGCCAGAGACAAATTCCAGGCCGCATGAATACCCACATTGTGAGACATGTTTAAACTCAAGAAGGTAACGTTCTGCCTGATCGACTCATTAATTACCTCATCATTCCCGCCGTTATTAATCACAAAAATCCGGTAAGGATGGGTCGTTCTCAAAGTAAGATACTCGATAGTTTGTTCAGTGTAATACTGCCTCAAATAAGCCGTGATGAAAATATCAATGACATTATTCGACATAGTGGCCCTCATCATCATTCTTGCCATCGTGGTGGATCAAGACACAAGGTACATCGAATGCCTTGCTATGATGCTTTCTAGTGTATTTATAAAACATATAAAAATCATTACCCCAAGGATTGCCTAATTCTCTAATAACTTTATAAGGTTCGGCCTCCTTGTCAAAATTAAACAACGGCCTGATCTCCGGGAACTCCATCTGGGCATAAGCCGAGAAATCCCAAGGAGAACACATACATAAGTTCCTTACCCCACCATAATTGATATCAGTCGTATCAATCCCAATAATATCCATTTCCGGGAAACCGCCTTCTTTCTCATAAACGGATCGCTTAAAGATAAAAGTACCGTTGACGATCTGTCCTGGACCGAAAGGTTCGTGGCCAAACTTAGTTTGTTTCGGCTGGAAGGCTCCCCTTACGTGCAGAGTGTAATCTTTCCATAGATGAACACTCCCGAAATTAAAGACTTTAAACTTCGGGTATTTCTCAATCGCCTGGTTAAACATCTCTAGAGAATGACTCAAGAGTTCGTCATCCGCATCGAGAAATGTCATCCACTCCCCGGTAGCTTTGGACATCCCCAACCTTAAAGCATTAACTCTTTCATTGTGGACATCCTTGATTACTATACGTTTATCCCCGGATATATCAACCTCAATAACGGAACCATCATTGACTAAAATATGTTCATAATCAGTGAATCCTTGTGCTGACACACTTCTCAAGCACCGCCATAATTGCTTCTCTTTAATCTGATTATTTATATGGTATGAAGTCAGGATTGAAAATTTAGGCATGTGCTTTGTCTATAAATATTTTACAAACGGCTAACCATAAATCATTAGAAAAATAAACCTGTCCCTTTGTATTTTCATCCCAAATTAAATGTGGACAAAAAATAACACCATCACCAGTTTCTCTAAAATGATCTTTAATTACCTTTTTAGCTAATTTTTCTAAAGTATTTTTAGGCATTTTCCCTCATAAATTTAGGCGTATTAAATTCGTCTAATTCCCATTTCTTCGCCGTATATTCCTTATTACGATCCATCTCTTCGCTGACATTGATCAAAGTACCCAGAGCATAAGCTGAAGCCATACCGATATGATGGGTATTTACCCTCTGGTCAGATTTGACCGTTAAACCGGCTTGAAGGATCCTAAAAGCATAATCAATATCCTCTCCCCAGCCCAAGCCATAGTTCTCATCAAACTTTCCCAATTTATCAATCGTTTCCCGCTTCATCATGAAACAAGAGAAATCCCTAAAGTCCGATAAATAATCACCTTCAACCTTACCCTCTAATTCCTCAGCTTCTTTAGCTCTACCAAAGGGATGGGCATACATAGGCGAAGCCATGGCTAAACCTACCCCATCATTTAGGTCATCAATCAAGAATTTATCCCATCGGTTATAAACTTCTACGTCACTATTCACGAAAGCCAGATACTCCCCTTCTGCAGCCTCAATTCCCTGATTCCAAGCCTTAGATACCCCCCGGTTAGTTTCATTCTTGATATACTTCTGTACGTATTCTTCCCAATAAAGGTGGCCCAGGGTCGCTTTAGAATCGTTATCGATGACAATGATCTCTTTATCCTCAGTGGTTGAAAAATAACGGATACTGCCGATACAATTTCCAGTATAATGGCAAGTAGGATAATCACTGTTACAAATCGGTATAATTATGCTTAGTTTTGGCTTCATTTTTTGTGTGAGGTACTTAAATAAGAGTTATTAATGCCCATAGCAGTCTTAATCAAAGGTAATTGGCTATACTCCCCCAGAGCTTCGAAGTCTTTCTTCAAGCATTTACCGCCAGCCCCCCTCCCGTTTTTATGCCAAATATCCAAGTGATTCTTACCCACCCACTTACGGGCATACATAATCTCCTTAATTCGCTCGTAGTTAGCTCCGACATTTTCAGCGAAGTCGTAAATTTGATTGGCGTATACGACTTTTAACGCATATAGCCCATTTATAGCCAATTTAGCCAGTTCTGCCGTCGTATTATCTGTTTTGTAAATAGTAGCACCCTTGTGACGAGACTGATAAATTCCGACCACGTCTTCAATGTAATTTTCCATTCTGCCACCAATCACAATCACATCTGGAGAACTAACATCTTCTTTCCAAGTGGCTTCGGTTAAAAACTCCGGACAAGAAATAATGTTATTTATTCTCAATTTGTTCATTAAATTAAAGGCGAAATTAGGAAAAACCGTCGATTTTATTATGAAGACATTTTGCTGGCCAAAATCAGCTATCTGTTCAATAATATTAGAAATATCATCAGTTTCATAACGTCCATTTTTTATCGCAGTCGGTAGACAAATAAAAATATACCTATACCCAGCTGCCTCCTCCAAAGTAACCGTACTTTCCCTCAAGTCGAAATATTTATCAATCCCAAACTCATAACGGACAGCAGTACCTACCATGCCTACTCCACCGATAACAACACAATTGTTCATGCAAAAATCAGGGGTTCTAGTTCATTCTTGAATACCGCATCCAAATTACGATCTTTCCGGATATGAGTCTGCATAACCAGATTATCATAATTTCTCAGACGGTAGGCAATCATACCCGCTGTCTCCCTATGATATAACCTCTCATAAGATTTACGCTCTTCGAGGCTGGCCTTATCCGGACCGTAATTAGTAACTGTATTCCCATCCATTCCATTCATCACATCAATGTTAGAAGAATATTTCCTGAAGATAGCATTGGATCCGAAGATGTCCCGGAAGGGTGGAAAGTCAAAATTGAAGACAATCACTTTACCGGATAAAGCAGCCTCCTGAGCTACCAATGAATAAGATTCAGAAACGGAGGGCATCATAAAGACGTTAGACAACTGAATTAAACTATTAACTATCTTATGATCCAAACTGAGATTCCAGGCAGAGTCAAATTCAGACGTGAAAGTAATCTCCTGGGCGTTGACTCCCCAGTCCAAAGCCAGATTCTTCAACTCATCCCGGTAGGTAACTTTGTCCCCGCCGGTTGAATGGAAATCGACCACAATGACTCTAATGGACAAATTAAACTCCTTTAACATAGCCATCGTCTTAATCAAGTATTCCACCTGTTTCCCCCGGTCTAACCGGCAAGGGTAAACAGCAATGGCATCGGCTGATAGAATCTTCTTCTCTAAGATTAGACGGCTGAGAATAGGATCAAAGTGGTAGAACTCATCCACATCAATCGGGTGATGGACCGTCTTTACTAGACTCTCATCAATCCCAAAGTTGCTAGCAATTCTAGGTTTAGAATAGTCATTGAAGAAAATGTAGAAGGAATTAGGGAACTGTTCTTTAATTAAATCCAGATATTCATCAGAGAAGATGCCCAAAAGCATCGATAAAGTATATGGAGCCGTAGCTGAATGAATCCAGTGCAGCCACTTAATATTAGGAAACTCTTTAGCGACTTTACGGGCAGCGAAGTTGTGTTTCAAAGCTGCCGGTTGGTAAATAATGTCATGAGATAAAACTACATCCACATCTTTTAAAATCTCTTTCAGACTAATGGTCAGTTTCTCAACATCAGTCTCAAACGTGGGGTCCTTCTTTACCTCATTATGACCAGGAACCGAAGGAATAAACTTTAAAGTCACCATAGGGTGAGCGTACATCTCCACCGGTTTAAAACCTTCCGAAACAATTACTTGTACCGGATAACCATTCCTAACCAGCATTTTAATCTGGTCTTGAACTACCCGGTTTAAAGAGTAAGCCGGGTCAGCGTCGTAAAAATTGGTGAAAATAGCAATGCGTTTTTGATTAACCTCTTGAAACTTTTCCATACTCTAACCATACTAGCACAAACTCCTACCACGCACAATATAACAAAGGGGATCAAATTTGATTAGCTTGAGGATTAACAATCGCCACGTAAGCAATCCCAGTATTCGTAAATTCACAATAAACATCTGTCTTGAAACGAAGGGGTGGATTAAAAATCTGACCCGAATAGGCTTTATCTATACCAGACAATTCCCATCTGATCTGACCGTTAGTTCCCCCATCACGAAATTTAACATTACCAGCAGCATTACTAGAAACAAACCCCAGAGTAGTCACTTCAGCTGGTCCGCTAACTATCGTTCCGCTACCTGTTATCCTACCAGTTGTGGCTCTTTCCATAACTAACCTCCAAAGACACCGGCATCACCGGTGCGTTTTATCTCAATAGAATCTGGTAAATCATTTTCTAGACCTGGTCCATACCAGCCATCTACTTCACCCTTTTTAGTATCCGGCAGTTCAGGTGAATCCATTTTTATATTTTCTTTACTACCCTTAACTTCGACGGTTGCCGCTAAAGGAATGGCTTCCATTTTCTTAGAAGCTTCTTCAGAAAGTTTATGGATACTTAAAACGTGAGTCGCCAAGGCTTTATCAGTTTCAAACTCTTCATCACAATATTCACAAATATGCTCTGGTTGACTGATCAATTTACTGACCGTTTCAATCTCTTCCGGCATGACCCGCCTCAAAAAACCGTAGCGTTTTAATAACTCTTTAGCCACATGATCAGGGTACCGGGCCATAGAACCCGATTTAAGCCCATCCCACTTATCTCCAGCCCAAGGAAAAGTCTGAATGTCTGAACAAGGTTTTCCGTTATATCTCTTTGGATTGTAAACAATGTATTCCATAAACTCCTTTTATAATGTCGTAGACGTACTTGAAGTAGTTGAAGTACTAGTAGAAGTTGTAGTCGAAGTACTAGTCGAAGTAGTGGTAGTCGAAGTAGAAGTAGTAGTAGTTGAGGATGAGGTTGAGGTAGTTGTAGTCGAAGTAGAGGTAGAAGTGGAACTAGTTGTAGCATATATACCAAATTTAATCCCGTACCAAACTGAACCTGTAGCATTGTAACGGTTAAGAACATTAGTCGTGGTACAAAAGAATAATTCACCATCTTCAGGAGCGACCGGGAAAACAGTTCCCCGGTTAAATTTGGATTTTAATTGTGAAAAATGTGTACTTGCCATAATTTAACTCGTTGTTGTACTTGTTGATGTTGATGTAGAACTAGAAGTAGAAGTAGTAGTGAAAGGCATGCCATACCAGGCAGTACCGGACTTAATTCTCAAATCCTTTAAAGTAGAATTATAGTAGATCTCTCCATTGGCTGTCCCGGCTACACCCTCATTGGGAATATCTGAAGTAGCCACATTAAGGATTCCCTTTATATCTGTAACATGGGTAGCGTTTTGTAATAGATCTCTAGACATAATTTATCCTTTACGATGTCGTTGTTGAAGTAGAAGTTGAGGATGAGGTTGAGGTTGAGGTTGAAGTAGTACTAATGACGTTCACCGATAACCAGGAACTGCCATTATAAACTCTGAATTTTACTAAAGTGGTATCGAAATACATGTCACCTTCAACGGGAGTGGTCGGTGCCGAAGTTGCTGTTATGAGTCTGCCTGATAAACTTTGATATTTGGTTGTCATATTATCTTAGTTTGTGGGGGAGGTTTTTATACCTCCCCCACATTATACACTAACTACTGTAAGCTGCACCATCACCTAATGAACCCCAGACACCTCTCCAATCAGACCAGCCGTTAGAGAAACGGGTCCTAGTCTTAAAGAGAGCCATGCCGGTATCAAAGGCGACATCCTGCTTAAATTCTGGGCGAACACGCCAGAACCATTGCAGTTTATGCTGTCTGGAATCTAATAGAATCCACAAAGTGTTATTGACCGTGATGTATTCCCAGGCAATAACTTTGAATTTGCCAGCATAGACGTTGACATCGTTGTCAGCTGTCCCTGGTCTCATCGTAGAGTCAACCAAAATTGAAGCGGTTTTCTCTAGATCAACAGGAACAATGATGGTATCAGGCATTGTTTGCACAATTTGCCCTTTATCATCAAGTTGTTGTCTTGCTGCAATCCTTGCAGTTTCTAAATTACTCTCAGTCAGCGTTATACCCGTTGACGAACCGTTGGATTGCGTAGAACCCCCATCAGATCTTACATGAAGGGTGGAAACTAAAGGTAGACCATCACCGCCAAGATAGCTGGTGTTAAAAGCTCGATTGATCACGTTGGCCGCTGAAGTTTCAGTCGTCCGACGGGCTGCCCGAGCTAATTGGGCTGGTTTACCCTTGATGACGTTATATTGGTCATCTTCCATGAGTTCTTCACTCACCTTGAAACCTTTAGTATATTTCTTGTGAACATAAGTTACATCGTACATCTGCACTGGATCTTCATAATCAACTGAAGCTCCCTCAGAAGTTTCCTGTAACAGTCCGAAACCGGTGATACCGGAATCTTTTTCATCCTGTTTGGTGGATGAATTGACGTTAAAGATACGTTCAAAGACTAAAGGCTGTTCGACAAAGGCATCATCGTAGATTTGCCGGAACCCTGGTTCCAGTAAATCACCGAAAGTTGCACGATATGAAGCCATAGTCTAACTCCTAATTTCTAAATATTAACTAGCCTTATGTTTCAGGCTCAAACGCCAGTAACTGACTCCAAGCGATCTTCACGATACACTTAGATAAGTCACCGTCACCATCAGGATCTAGTTTGACAATGAAAAATTGTCCCACCGTTGCTGAAGTCGTAGACTCAGCAATTTGATCATGATCGGTGCATTTGCAGAACATGCCCTGATCCACTGGATTAGTGAAATTGCCATCAGCATCATTATAAAATAATGACATGTGATCAACAATTAATTTCACCTTCACCATTTTATCAGTCACGTTATCCGAGGCAGCCACATAGGTTTTAGTCGATGAGGTCCAGGTACCATCGTAATTGTTGGTACTCGTATTATCTAGATCTATGCCATTTTTATCGACGATACCTTGGACTATTCCAAGAATAGAAGTGGAACTAGTTGCCCTAGTTGCCCCATTTGCATCGTTATAAACAGCATCCCCGACTTTAACAGTGGCTGAGTTTTTGATGACCACATCAAGAGTTACCGGACTTTCCGAACTGTTGAGTTGGCCACGATACTCAAAACCTGCCATATTAAACTCCTAAATACTACTTTTTAATTGCTGTTTCTGCTTAAGGTAATTATCAAGTTTAACCCCTAGTTTTGCAGCGATATCTCTTTCCTTGTCCGTCAGTTGGACTTCCTGTCCTTCTGATTTCGAAGTACTGGACGAAAACCGTCCAATAGAGGCTACATCTTGAGGCAAGGATCCTTTGTCAATAATATTATCTTTATTGGCCAACCAATAAGCATCTTCTAACATGACCGGCAGTCTTTCTAAACTAATGTTAGAAATAACCTCAGCCATGGAGAGCTTACCAGAAGGATCAACCATGTCGGCGAGTTTCGAACCGACTTTTTTCATCATGTCCTGACGTTCATCGGGTTTCATTTTTTCGAAACCATAATGAGTTGAAAACTCAGCTATGACTCGATTTTCACTAGCCCTTCGAAGGTCAGCGACTTGAGGGTCAACCGTCCTTGCTGCCTCTTCGTCACCTTTTTTCCCGCTTGTTTCGGTATCAGAACCGTAAAGAGCTGTTACGGCTTGTTCAACGCTTTTCGCTATCTTAGGATCAGAATAAATCGCTTTCGCTAAGATCTCCTGATTTTCCTTCAATTTACGAGCCTCGGAAACCAATGATGATTGTTCTCCGAGTTTACGTTCTAACTCACCATACATTTTGATAAGCTCTTCCGTAGTCTTACCCTGAAACTTTTCGGGTTGATTTGAAAGTGCTTCAGTAGTTTTTGCTGATGTTTGTCCTTCGCTACTGCTCTTTGGGACATCTTGAGTCTGACTGGCTTGTCCTTGCGGGGCCGTCATATTCTCGTCTGGCATATTCTCCTTCCGGATGGGGTCGAGCCACCGATTCTCCCTAGTTAGTAAAGTACCCTTATATGATGATGTATTTTGTATTAGATGTCAAGTTAATTAACTCTTATTTCAAAACATATTCAATTACAAAGGCGGCGACGGACATTATTAAGGCAATCATAGCCATTACATTAGTTGCTTGAAGGGATTTCTGGCTGGCCTTACCATCTAACTCGGCTCCTTTTAATCTTAAATCGTCTACCTGTCTTTGTAAAATATCGTGCCTGGATTCATATATCTCTCTGGTTATAAAACTAGCTGCTTGGTCGGTTAATGCCTGTCTAAACTCATTCATGTTCTCCAGACGTTTTTCCAATATCTTAGTTGCCAAACCTAGAGCCTTATCCTGGGCTTTAAATTTCTCGTTAAATGCTTCCTTTAAATCTTTAGAATCTTCCCTAGACTGTTCCCTAAAATCTTTTAATGCCATTTCAAAGTATTCTCTTAAAGAAACACCATCGGATCGACCAAAGTTGGTATTGGGATCTACACCATTACTCATTTCTTTTTCCTTGACTTTTTAATTTTTGAACCGTATTTAGACACCCATTTTTTAGCCATTGCGGGTTTATTCGCAAACATCCATTTCATTTGTTTTTTAGATCTGAAGGGCATATTATACCTTCTTCTCCCGCCGGTTAATTTCTTTCTCGGCGTTAATTAGTAAAGCATGGATTAAAACCAACATATTAGTCCGGCCCTTGTAGTAATTCTGCCTTATCATTTTTTCCACTGTTTCATCCACCGTTTTAGCTGTTCCGGCCAGACCCAAGATTTTGCCTTCATCAATGTAAAGCAAATCTGTTAAAAACTTCTTGAAAGATTCGAAAATCTTGGCATCACCCCGCAATTGATGCAAAGCCGACAATTGTTCAATCGGTAAATTCTTTAAGATTAATTCCGCCTCAACGTATTTCTTAGCCATTGCCTAATGCCCTTCCAGTGGGAACTTGGCCACCACCTTCAATTGTCCCCGGCATTACCGTTTCTTTAGTCAGATCTTGAGTCCCTTGTACCCCTCCTCCCGGAACCTGGACATTACTACCCCCAGCTTTTTCCCGTTGCTGAATAGCCATCACTTCACCCATAACGTGTTGTGACAATAACTTAAACTTGGCTTCGTCCATTTGTTTACCGGATTCAGACTTCATGTATTCCAAGTGAACCCGAGTGTGAGGTTCAGCCGCATATGGTGTACCCATCGGCGGGATCGGTTCACCGTTAGTCACCATTTGATTTTCCTGGGAAGCCAATTCGATACTAATCCCCAAGCGGTTGTCACCAACATTGCTATCTTCCGCTTCTTCCTGGACTTTAAGGTCTTCCGGATTCAAATCAGCTGGTCTGATAACTAACTCATCTACCAGTTTTTCTGGATCATAAGTAGTCAAGCCTTTAACCGCAAAAGGAGCCACCCGGTCAAAAGCTTCCATCATGTTCTGCTGCATCAAAGGTTTAGACACCGGCATCGACGGTCCGGCCTCAAACTTGATATCGTAGCCGCCGGTAGCCACCGGGAAAAAGTATTCCGGTTTTGCCTCAAAGAAACTGAAACCCGGCTGCCGTCTGATCTTAGGATTTCCCCGTTCATCAAAATACATTTCTTTACCCTCTAAGGTTACCTGGCGATATTGCTTCTTATACATTTCCCCATCCCTGGTTTCTAACATGCCTTGATTGGACAAATCGGCAATCCGGCGTTTAAAGTCCTCAGTTCCTTTTTCCCCGATAATCTTTTCTAATTTAGGCTGGGGATAAAATTGTAAGATATTGGATAATCTCATTCTGCCGACATCCTTTAAAAAGCCATTCTCAAAGTTCTTGAGTTTCATCCGCACCCGCTTCAAAGTCGATTCCTTAAGGATGGCTGCCTCGGTAGCCGTTGAAGGTGTCCTAGATACCGACTGAAAACGCTCATCGATCCCAGTCACTGAAATCTTATCTTCATTAATGGATTTGAAAGTCCTATCTACCGACAAGGGAATATCATTATACTCAATTGGTTTGATGTCTTCTCCGGGGATAAAACCATGGGGACGAGCAATCAGATCTTCTTCATCATATTGCATGGTATTGGGGCCGGTAAACATCTTATCGATATCCAAGTGGTTCCGATCAATAATCATTCTTCTCAAAGTGTTAGCTTCCTCTTGGATTGAGGATAGTAACTCTGGTTCCCCTTTGCCGTAAAATTTCCCCAGACGTTCCACGTCCACTACCTTGGCATAAGGCAACTGTTTGTGTTTATAGATATTCGGACCTAACCGGACTACCACATCATTGATGGTTACCACCAATAAGTCTTCCGGAGTCCTGGCCCAATACCAAAGAATCTCCACATCATTAGATTTGTTGGCCCCTTCGGGCGGTTTATAATACTGGAAATAATTGGTTTCCCCACCTGGCCTGACATAACGAAAATTATTTAAGTGATCCCAAATCTGATCCTTAGCAAAAAACTGTTCGGCATCCTCATAAGAAGTGATATAACGGCGAATACAATCTCGGGCTTTATAATTGCCCCGGTTAATCTCCCGAGCATTCTCATCGATCAAAAAGTCTCTAGGATCAATCCATTCTAATAAAACATCATCATATTCATAAACTTCCTTTTCCTCTGAGGCAAACTCCCGCTGTTTCTTATTATTCTTATTAGTCAAGCCGGTGATTTCTTTGATGAACCGACGGTCTTTCAAGTAATACTCCTGAGCCACTGAAGTCCCGTGAGTCATCACGCCTCTGATTATTGTCTTCACTTCTTCGTCGCCATTGGCTACTTCCCAGGAATACTCAAAGATCTCATTCATAATCCGGGCTTTCCAGATATCCTCACTGGACCGAGGCATAACAAAAGGCCGGGGCATCTGGTCTACCATCTCGGAGATGGCTGCCTCCACTACCGAAGTGGTCATGGGTACATAATAATCCGAGGTCCAATCGTCGGCGTTCTTTTCCCCCCGGTATTGATCCCATTGTTTCTCCGAATCATCCCAGACTTTAAGAGCCCGTTGTCTTTCAGGTGCTTGTTCCATGTCGTATTTTCGCTGGTAAACCCATTCCCGGTATTTTTGTTCTTGATCAGAAGGTTTATATATTTGATTAATCTTAGCGTTCTTGTTACTATCAATCTTAGGCATAAAGATATCGCTTACTTCTTAAATGCGATTTTTTCCGCTTTGGTGGGTATATGTTCAATTCTAGCATATATGCGAGAGAATCGATAATGTCATCGTGTTTTCCAGTCGGAAATCTTAATAGTTCGTCCTCAAGGTACTCGATGTTATCAATTTCCCGGTTGTGGAAAACTTTCTTATTAGCGTAAAGCGGCTGGAGACCTTTTATCCGCTGATCCTTAGCCCTCCCTCCTGGCTTTAACGGCTTAATCGGCAAGTATTCCTGCCGCTTATTCATCTCTTCCGTTAAACTATATTGCAAAGACTTCTGAAAAGCTACATCTTCAATACCAATATAGACCGGATCAAAAAAGTGCCAGACTTCAAAGATGTTATCAATGATCTGTTTCGGGTTTAACCTCATTCTCCGGACATCTAAAATGTAAATATTCCTAAACTCATCCACGCCGACCGTCACTATAGCCGTGTAATCAGCCGTTCTCTCAATCGAAATAGCCGGATCAACCATGGTAAATTTAGATAATAACCTCCCCTTCAAATCCGGTTTCTCATAGTATTGAAACCAAGTCCGTTTAAAGGTGGCATCCGATTCCGGGATCGGGTCATTCAAATATTGAGATGAAAAGAAATAAGGCCCCTGCTGTTCGTAAAGTTTACGCAAGTGATCCCGTTTAAATTTCTCCGGGAACAGCCCCACAAACTCAGCGTCATTATCCAGTGAGCCCTCATAGGCCCGTTTAATCATCACCGAGAAGTCAGCCTCCAGGCGATTATCCGGGTCCAGGATCCAGCCGTATAGGTCTGAGTCATGCCAGCGAGTTCCGATGACAATGATCTCCCCATCGGGTTCTAGAAGATTTAAGCATTCCTTATAGAAGTAAATAGTTTTCTCTATCTGTTCCCGAGTATTAACGTAGTCTTTATTGACCAAGTCATCCATAATGATCAAGTCATAGTGCTGGGAAGTCATATTGGATTCGATACCCATGGCAGTCACCGTCGGTTCCTTACGGATACTGGTAGCTAAGGTAATGGAATCCGAAGACCAGTTTAAGGCCCCACGGGACAAGTCACCCCAAAACAGATGCAGTTTCTCATTAAATTTTAGGTTTCGCTTGATATCGCCTAAAAAAGAACAAGCCAAGTTATACGTTGCATTAGTGATCAAAATACGCATCCCCGGATTGCGGCATAACTGCTGGAGGCTGTAGCCGATGGTAACCAAGGTTGACTTCAAGTGGCCACGAGGGATCAGTAATAGTTTCCGCTTCTTGTTATGGTTATCCATAAACCGGCCAATCTCTTCGTGTAAAGGAGCCAGCTTAACCGCATCCCGGCCACTTTCCACCTCCTGGACGAACCGGTTAAACTTGAATAAGTTACCCTCCAGGATAGGCCGGGTCTCCGCAATATACTTGGCCTCTTCTTCCTCGATTTTTTGGATCAGTTCGGCTTTAGTTAAATCGTCGGTTTTCATGATAGGTAAATCCCTGACTTGGTTTGGGGATTCTCTTCTAATTCCCACATTTTATCTTCAATAGCTTGGACCAAGATCAGGGCGGCATGATGGTCGTATTTAGGGATGCCGGTCACTTTGATCCCCCGGTTCCATTTGTTGCCATGGCGGTCGTGGAGCCTGACCCAAACCCCCTTCTGATTAAAGCCGGTCTCGAGCCAGTAACCTTGGGCTGGCCGTTCCAATTCTAGTCCCTTTTCCCGGATCAGGTTATGCAAGAGATGGGTATATTCCAATCTTCGCTTATTGCGTTTCTTAAGCTTTTCTTTCTCAATCTGGTTCTCTTCCCATTCCTTCTTATCCCACTGATCCATAAAGATCTTGGTCCAGCGGATGCCTTCTTTCTCACTATCCTGACCGATGGTATCGAGAATCTCCCGAGCCTCACCTACTTTGTCTGCCATAAGATGTCTCTGGGTTTAAAACCCTTGGCCATAGCTTTTGCCGGAGACAAGGTGGAAACCTGAATCTCCTTCAATAAAGGTCCATGAACCGGTATCAGATCCGGAAATAATTGCTTAAATAAGCCAGCAATAGTCCGTTTCTTGCCGGTAGAGATATTATAAATGCCGTTATACTTCTTACTGGTGGCCGCTTCAAATAAAGCCAAGGCCACATCTTCCACCCAAACAAAGTCCCGGACTTGTTCCCCGTCACCGTTAATCGTATCTAAACCATTAAGAAAACGGTAGACCACCCCGTGGTCCGAATCAAAGCCGTAGACATTAGCCAGCCTCAAAATAGCGTAGGCTTTACCGCTTTTGGTGATTAGGGCTTCTTCCTTGGCCTTGATCTTGCCGTAAGGCCCTACCGGTTTTAGTGGCTCGTCTTCAGTATGATTCAAGCCGTCACCATAAACCCCGGCTGAGGAAGCAAAGACAATCTTACTGTACCCAGCTTCAACCACCTTCTGGGTCATCTTTAAGTTATCATTGAACTTATCAAACAACCGGGCCGCTAAGTGAATTACTACATCAGTCTTAGGCAAAGGATCAACTAAGACATCCTTACCATGAGTCTTATCAAAGACGATGGGATTATAGCCTTTAAGCCTTAATAACCAAACTACCCGGCTGCCGATGAAACCGCTGCCACCCAAGACCGTAATATCTTTCATCATAAGGCGAGTATAGCATATTGACATTTAACGCATGAAATGATAATTTATAGACAGTGAGTTCTCGAGGAGCCTCTATTGAGGTGAGTTTAAGTCGTCCTCGAAACGAACTCACTAACTCATCTCAATAGAGGTTTTTTTATGCAGAGTTTGAGCCAAAAATATACACTTGCGGAGATGCGGTCAAAACTATTAGAATGGGCAGAGGAGAAACGAATGAATCAACCACAAACAGCCGGAGATATGACGAAAGAAGAACTTAACCTGATTTTCAATGAACCGATACCAATTAAAAAGGGAGGTACTGCCCGCTGACCTCCCTCTTTTTTATGGTAACACAAAACCGTTTAACTTTAAACTATATTAATCAAGAACAGGCAAAGCTAGAACAATTACATTCGGTGTGACGCAAGGTAAGTCGCCTATATCAGAGGCTAACCTTAACTGGAATTGAAACACATTCAGACTGAGAGTGCGGAGGCTATTGAGTAAAACAGTAGCAAGTGTTTAAGAAACACAAATAGGGTTCAGCAAGATGACCCCAGCAGCATCTGGGGAGGGGGGTTAGGCTTTTTCTTTTTTTTCTTTTAAGCAGGTTTAATTAGCTTCAACTTGAGTAAGACAGGCGGAAGGCTAGACCTATAGTTAAATTAGGTGGAAAAGTTGTCGTACCGGTGGGGTAGTTAATTCAAATTTAAATATTTATATTTGGGGTGTATGGGGGTATCATTATTGGACAGTCGTACAATCATGCTTGTGCGTCACATCACTTCTTGATCTGGTCAAAGTACTTACCTTGCTTTGATCTGTAGTCTACTACGTCCTGTAATGGTGCTTGGTGGAGATGTAAGTGAGACTGAAAAGACTGTGTACTTCCAGTAATACCCATCAGCTTCTCCAATCCATCAAGACTCTTCAAAATATCAGCTGGTGTTACTTTATTATCCTTTAACTGACTCATTCCAGTCTCAACCAACACTTTCCTTTGATGTATTGTATAAGCCGGATCTAAGTCTTCATCCACCATTGCCTGTTGGATCATTGCTTGAATATTACCCATCTTTAATTTACGGTGGCCAATAGCACTAGCACTAGTCCTGTTTTTAGTATAAGCCACTACTGCTGACTGAGTCGCATTACCAGTCTTTATAAATTCTTTTACAAACCGTTTGTCTTGAGGCTTGGTGTGATACTTTCCGTATTTGGGCATGGTGTGATTGTACCACAATTTAAAATAAAACCGATTTAAACCCATTCTAATTCTACGGGTTTTGCTTGTGTGTAACGGTTATGTATTGTAATCAATATGGGTATGTCGTAACATACATATATAGTCATATTAATTAATATAGGAGTAAGTATATGCCCGCTATACTTCAAGACATTATTAGTCTCTTTACCAGTGATCTTGATGGTGATCAATGTGATATTACTCAGTGGATGGTAGACCCGGACGAATACCGGCAAGAGTTAGCTGATATTCTAATAGCTCAATTATCAGTAAATCAAGAATTGAGGGAAGCACTATGAGTCAATACACCTTCACCATTAGACCAGATGAAGCCAACGAATACCATCATCTAAAGGTATATGAGTTAGACAACACTAGAACAAACTACCAAGGCGATTTTGTCATGAGTCAATACGATAGCTTAGATAATATCAAACTAGAATTAGACTATTGGATCAAGAGGAGTAAATAAATAATATGAACTATAAAAACTTAATTGGGGATGGTAAAACCCCCAATATATACTGGGTTTTCCAATATGACGAAAAAGCCACCAGTAAAAATGGCGACATAGACTTCCCATTGAAAAAAGCTAATGGGGGGCTGATAGGAACGTTTAAAACCTATAGAAAGGCCCTTGATTGTGCCAATGAAGCCTATTTACCCCATGTCATTATTGAGGATCGTATCTCTGGGGTTGTTTTTGAAACTTATTGTATAGTTTGTAGTTGTTGTGGATATGAAAAATGGGAATCAATAGACGATATTGGATTCACTAAAAAAACCCTGGGTGATGAATTTATATAGATAAAATTAATTATAACCATTTATAGCGGTCTAATACACCGCTAGATAATGGCTAGAATAGCCAGATTATAAGTTAAATGGGGCATAAGACCCCGAGGGGAGTTTATGAAAGTATCTAACATGATTGGTAGGTCAGGCAGACCAGTAGCCAATCAATTCACTATTGATGGCGGCGGTGGCAGGTTATTTTTCCAGTCTTATGAATCAGTTATAGCAAGAAAATATTTGGGATTAATTACCCTAGATAAAAAATACTGGGACTACTCAAGAACTACCCTAAAATACCTGGGCCGGTTCTTAAATGACACAGTAGGTATGGGAAAGAGTGAGATACAGTCAAGAATTGATAGCGGTGAGTATAAATTAGCTAATCTTAACTAAGGAGTAATAACCATATATGACTAAACTACAAGATAGAACCTGGGATCATGCAGGATTTGGATGGTATGACCCGGCCAAATTGCTAGAAGGCTATAAGGACGTCATAAAGGCAGAATACATGAATACTATGTCTAGTGCCGGTGACTGGGACGGTCTAGCAATAGTTAAAATGGGTAAAAGATTTGGAATACTCCCATTTTCTCAAGAAAATAGATTCCCATACCGGGGCTACAGGCTTCATACCGGGGCTATTATTGAGTCAATTAATACTATGCCTACTGATGACGATTTGACGCAAGCATACGATTATCTATGTAATTGATACCAGCCAATTAATAATTATAAGGATATATATGACTACGAAAAAATTGATACAATCTTATCTTAATAAGATACCAGGAAAACCCCAATTAGTGGCCCTTGACTACAATATACAGGGAACGTTTGATATAGGTATAGCTGATTTTATGGGCAAGCGTGACGAAATAGAGCGAGCAATTGACGCTTGTGCATCAGCTAATAACCTTGAGTCAAATGACGTCTATGAATGGGGTAATTGATACCAGCCCCGCCCCGTAAAGGGTGGGGGTGTTATTAATTAATATAGGGGATTATATGATTGTAGGACTAGACAAGATGAGTCAAGGTAAGCCAATTATTGACTTCGACTTTGGCTTTCCCATTAGCAAATATACCGGTTATTTTCAGCTAGACCACGGCAAGTATTACTGGCAAGTAATGAATTCTAAGGGTACCAAGTGGCTACAGTTTGACCGCACCCCTTACAATATCAATTATAGTAATCAAATTAACCCAGATTATAGGGGGACAATATGAGATTTTACGCACCTAACCAGTCACAATATAAAGAATTACAAAAGCACCAGCACCATAATGTGGTATTGCATACAGTACTCACTGTTACCAATGAGTGGGATGAAGAAGAAGAGCAATACAAGTCAAAAGGTATGATTATCTTAACCTGTAAAGATCATAATAGTATTTTACTTGAGATAGAAAAACCATTGTAAACTAACATCAGGCACCTAATTGCCACCCCGTCTATTACGTTATTGTATAACAGCATACAGTATGCTAGAATAGGGAGAATTAATACATGATGGGTATACTAGAATGGGTACCGCTAACACTAGTTTTTATCGAGTTAGTCATATTAGTTATAAAGACAGTTACAGATGACTAAGACCATCCCCCCTCAATCCCCTGTCCGGATTGGGGGGGATCATACCAGATCAGTAACCTATAAGATTGAAGTGTTTGATAGTGAGACATTAGAGATACTATACAAGGACTACACTGACATTGGTGAAGTGGCTGAAATCATTTTAGACCGGGCAAGGACATTCGCTAATAATTACCTTAAGGAGTAAGACTATGTATATTAATTTATGGAATGCTAACAAGGAGAGGAATTTGTTAAAGGTCACCTTAGAATTAAGGAAAATCCTCTTAGCTAATAAACAAACTGATATGGCCAAGGACTTGGACAAATATACCAGCCAATATATTCTGTTAATGCGGGATGGCCAAGACAAGGTAGAGAGACTCAATATTGAAATCGACAGCCTGACTGCTTGGATTGGCAAGGAGATATGATTAAAACCTTTATAATTGTCATGATTGCTTTTAGTTTAGGATTTTGGCTTCACCTGACTAATCAACCCTCAACGCCTGAATTTACGCCGGTAAATATTAAAGCCATTACTATGCCGGATAACTGTTTTGAGCAGTTAAGCAACGCCAAAATGATTCAGATTAAGATTATCAAGGAGTGAGAATTATGTCTTTACAAATCGCTGAATTGAATACTTTGGCTCCCATCAAGGCAGCCGAAAAGATAGTGGAACTAGAGAGAGCCAAGGATAAGATTGAATCATCCTTAGCCGTTTTAAGGAGTAGATTACTTGAGGTAACCAAGGAGAATGACGTGCTGACCTTAAAGACTGGCCAGTATACGATTATGCGGAAACAGTTAAGGCGGATCAAAGTCCTTAATGACGATGAGGCTGGTAAGTTCTTAGAATCCAAAGGAGTGCCGGTTGAGACCAGAGTTGTCTTAGATATGCGTTATATGAAACCAGTGATTCAAAACTATCAAGGAGAGATCCCCGGCATTGAGAAAACCTTAACCGAATATGTTTCAGTTAGACTGGCCAAGGAGAAAGAACAATATGAAAAAAATATTTGATGAGGAGGAAGAAATTGTCCGGACCACCTTATATTGGACTAGAGAATATGCTGATTACCTGAGAGAATATGCCCATCTAAACCGAACCAGCATGTCTAAAGTGATTAGAGCTTTAATTGATAAATTAGCCAACCGGGAGGTTGAGATTAGCAAGGAGTAATATGTCATTTTTACCTAAAGGTTATGAAGTACCGACTGAATCAAACTATTTTAAACTCCAGAACGGGGAGAATAAATTCAGGATTTTAGACTCAGCCATTATCGGCCAAGTATTTTGGATTGAGACTAAGGAAGGCCGTCGGCCCATTAGAAAACATCAGGATGAGAAGATTTCGGCTGGTGAATTAGATGCCGATTCTGATATCCGGCACTTTTGGGCTTTCCCGGTTTATAACATCAAGGACAAGAAAATTCAGATCATGGAGATCACTCAGAAAACCATTATGAATGCCATCAATGCCTTGGTGAAGAGTAATGACTGGGGGGACCCGAAAGAATACGATTTGAATGTAACCCGTGAAGGTGAAGGTAAACAAACAGAATACCATGTTATGCCCTCACCCAAAAAACCTCTTGATCCGGGGGTTATTCAACTTTACAAGGACATGAATATTCGAATTGAGAAACTTTACTCGGCTGATGATCCATTTGAAGCGACTGAAAATGTAACTAAACAAGAAACTATTGTAGATATAGATGAGATCGAGAAGGTCTTAGGAGTCTAATGAAAATTACAATCCATGAGCCTTGGTGGGGAGCTTGGTCTAAATTTAATTGGCCTAAGCCGATATGGGGGATCGGAATTAAGAAAAAAGACATTCTAGAGGCTTTGCAAAAGGGTGAGAGGGTATTTATACACGTAGATAGGCTTAATGAAGACTATTGGTTCTCTCCAGATAAAGTTTATGCTTATTGTAAGCAACGCAAAGCCATGTATTTAGCCGGTAAAAAGACTTTATTATATGTAATACCTAAGTTTATGATGGAAAGGGTGGTGAAAGATGAAGTTCCTAAGCAAATTGAAATACCATTTTAGTGTTCACCGATGTGATGAACACCGAATTGCTTTTAAAGATTATCAAAGCTATCAAGCCCATATTCTAAGGGTTCATCAACATGAATTTGTATCAGATGAGGGAATTTATATAAACAATAAACTAGTGGATATAAGCCCATGAGATCTAAATTTGAAATTAGGTGCCAGAAAGAATTAGAAGCTGAAGGATGGCAAGTAGATTGGAAAATACGTCCCTCTGGTTTTAAGAATCCAAGGGGTTACCAAGTTGATTACTTTGGCCTCTTTGACATCATGGCTTACAGTCCACCAGTCATCCGTTTTATTGCGATCAAGGGCCAGTCAGGTGTACCCAGTACTTTAAGGAAGATGATCGAATGTTTTCAATTGCCAGACCAATGTATCAAGGAAATTTGGACTTATCGGAAATTAGCTGGTAGCCGTCATAAATTTAGTATTAGAAAGGAAATATTATGACTTATCAAGAGTTTTTAGATTTACACAGCGGTCATTACGTTGACTATGATCATGCTTATGGTTATCAGTGTGTCGATCTAATGAGGCAATATATCAAGGATGTGCTGGGTTTAGACCCTTATGCGGTCTTACCGGCAGCACCGGGAGCCAAGCAGATTTTCCAAAGGTATAACACCTCTTACCCATTTAAAAAGATTTACAACACTCGAGAAGCCATTCCTAAAAACGGTGACATCATGTTCTGGGGCTGGTACTGGGGTGTGACCGGGATCAATGGCCATGTCGCTATTTGTGTGGGTGATGGAGCCGGTCAGTGGAACTTTGTTTCCTTTGACCAGAATTGGCCTACCGGGACTGCTTGTCATCGACAACTACATAGTTATAAGGGAGTCATGGGATGGTTGCGTAAAGTATAATTAATATAAGGAGAGGGGGTGATTAATATTAAGTTAAGAATTTTATTGTTATTAGTTTTAAGTATTTTTGTCGGTTCTTTAACGGCACTCATTATTTTGCAACCTAGAGAGGCAGAGGCTAAACCGCCAGCACCTACACCTACAGCTACTCCTACTCCAGAAGTCTGTAAGACCTGGACTTGTGGTGAATGTCAGGAGGGTTACCAGGCAACTTTAAAGGTAGAAACTTCATGCCAGGATGAGCATAAATACTGTGAGGAAACTTACGGTTGTGAATGGGTATGTCCGACTGAAGAGAAGTGTAAGAAGGATGAAAAGGTTTGGGAATGTAATTGCCCAGAACCTACCCCGGAAGTAACTCCAACCCCAGAAGTCACCCCTACTCCAGAACAACCAGCAGAAAGTAAACCAGAAGGCTGTACCCAAAACTGCGGAGTCCCAGTCTGTACTGATACTACTCCCCAACCGGTGACTAATCCTCATATTTACAGGAATGGAGAATGTGCCATTGTTAAATACTGGCCGTCATCTGATAAGGTAAATATTTATTGGAGATTAAATAGTTCTAGTGGATGGGAACATTCACTAGCCAACCAACCAGCCACTGGAAGCCATGAAATATGTGCTTTAAGCGGCGATGTAACATTCGGTGTCCAGAGTGTTTCAGGTTGTGCCGCCGACGGTATTGTGAATGCTTCAAACATCAGTCAGGTGGTAGATGGAGCAACGAATAAATGGATTTTGTTTCGCTGATATAAATAGCTCCCTTTGCGGGGAGCTAAAATATGTCAAAGACTAAAAGCGAATGGGATAAGGGTGAGCCGGGAGACTTCTCCCTAAACTCTAAACCATATCCAATATCTAAGGATAAACTTATGAACCATTGTTTACAGTGCGGTGAAGAATTAAAGATTCATGATTTACAACCTAAATGGTGTGAAGTCCCTTACTGCATTAACGTAGAGTGTCCCAATTACGGTCTATTTCAGATGGGAATAGAGAATATGCCAGTGAGTTATTAAGCTATTAGAGAGGGGGAATGAGTATGATTAAACAAATAATTAAACGATTTGAAGAAGAACAAGAAGATAAACATATTGGTTTTATCCGCATAACTCTTGATACACAAAGGAAGGATGC